TATCTCTCCGAAACACGTAAGATGAAAACTAAATGGACCCTTGAAACTGAACAGGACTTGATGGCATACCATGGTCTGTCTGCTGAACAAGAGTTAACAGGCATGATGGGTGACGAGTTTATGCGTGAAATTGACCGCATGATCGTTAATGACCTTATGGCTGGAGCTACAGCAGGTAATGTTAACTGGTCTAAAACGTACCCTGGAAATACTTCTGGATATAGCCAAAAAGAATACAATGAAACTCTGTTCCACGCTATTCTAGATGCTTCTCAGTTGATCTACATGAAACGTTTACGCGAAGCAAACTTTATTGTAGGTTCTCCAGATTTTTGTACTAGACTTGAGAAGATTAGCTCATTCCGGTATGCTCCTGGCATTGGTGGCGGGGATGTAATGTCTGGTATGAACGTATTTGGTACTTTGTCTAACCGTTTCAAGATTATCCGTGATCCTTTAATGGCTTCTAACATGGCTCTTGTAGGGTATAAAGGTAACACTTGGATGGAGACAGGATACGTATATTGCCCATATATTTCTTTGTATGCTACTCCAGTATTTATGCACCCAGAATGGTTGGTATCTGTTCGAGGTATCATGTCTCGTTACGCTAGAAAGATGATTACCGGAGACTACTACGCAACTGTAACAATTAACTAAGACAAGTAACTGAATGATGAGTGGCATATGTCACTCATCTTCTAATAAAATTTAGGAGAGATACAAAATGGCTAATAAACTATATGAGAATCATACAAATATGTTACAGGTTGTTTATGACGATAGCATGGAACCTTACAAAGTTGTACCTCAAGGTACAGTAACTCTGGATGAAAAATCTGGAGATAAGTACGGTTGTCTTCGTGAAAAGAAAGCTGACGAAAGTAAAAAAGATGACAACAGTAAGAAGGACGATAAGAAGGACGTTAAAGTATAATTTCCTTGTTAGGAGTGGTACCTATGATTGACCCTATTGCACTTAAGTCAGAAATAAGAGGTCTACTTGGTAACCCACTTACAGCAGAAATTTCAGATGCAACCATAGCGAGTGCAATTAATGCATCCCTTATTGAGTATTCACGCTATAGACCAATACGTAAACCGATTATGCTACAGATAGCTGTAGACATAGCGGAATACAGTCTGGATGCTGACGTAATAGGGGTGCTTGATTGCACTCTCTCTTTTGGGGAACTTGCAGGACCTGATGCTATAAGTGCTCTTACCCTAATCGAATTTGAGCAGGAAACATTTGGAATACCTCTTTTAGATTCTTACTACAGACGATTAAGCCCATCATCAATTAATATTTTTGAAAGGTATAGAACTGCTGAAGATAACTATTATGGCTACGATGCAGAATTTATGCTAGACGAAAACTCTAACCCTTCAATAAAGTTTACGCCTCCTCCTAGAATATCCGGTTCTATTCCTATGGTAGTTGGACTTATGCATACACCAGCATCATTTCCATTAAAAGATAGAGAAACACTTAAACTGTATGCACTAGCAGAGGCAATGGAATCATTAGCGAGTTTTAGGGAGAAGATAGAGGTAGTTCCTACAAATGCAGGGTATAAAATGACCCTTGACAAAGGTACTACATTACTTGAAAGAGCTAGGCAGAAGAAGGAAGAGTTTGAGAGAAAAATGGGTACTGGAACATCTTGGTTTATGAAAGGGTGATACTATGAGTCTTATAAGTCCTGACCATTTAACTTACCTACTTGATCTTTATGACCAGGCATATATGTATCAAGCACTACCCTTACCAATAAAACGAATTGATGCTACAGCAGTAGCCTCTAAAGTAGACGATTTGTTTGATGAAGTACTTGACAAGATATGGATTTCACCTGCAAGCTCTATAATAAATGCTATAGTTTTAAACAAAGTAACACCGGAAATACAGGATAGATTTGCTACTAGGTATCCTATTAAACTAGTAGTTAGAGTATCAGAGTTAGAACTTATACGACAGAACTGGGTGCTTAGTCCTATTGATGTCGTTACATGGCCTAATGAACTAGGAGTTCTAACAGACTATTATGCTATAACATGTCAAGACGATGGTTTGTTTATAGACTCTGACGGAAATAAGTCCCCACTTACACACACAATGATATGCACTGACGAAAAGGCACCTACACAAAATGGATAAAGCAGTTATATGGACAAAAGAGAACCCAGAAAAATGGGAAAAATTTCAAACTAAGCTAATCTTTATGGCTAGTGGGGCGTTACTAGAACAAGCTAGAAAAGAAGTAATAAAGGTACTAAATAAGGCAAAAGAAGACATTATTAAAGATGTAGAAGGGCAGAGTATACCGCTTGAGGCACTATCAGAAAAATACGCAGCATACAAAGCTAGTCATGGCCTTGATACAAGAATACTTATAAGTACAGAAGCGTACTTACATAGCTTAAAAGTAGAAAAAATTGACTCAAATACGTTCATACTACATCCTACTGGAAGTACTACTAGAGGACTATCTATGGAAAGTTTAGGTACTATGTTAGAGTATGGTTCTGGTAGACTGCCATCTAGACCTCACTGGGTTTATCAGAAAGGGCCAGTTAAGAATGAAGTAACAAAGAAATTAACTGACTTGATAAGACTACAAGGTGGTGTTTAAAGTGGACATACCAATTCAGCAGTTGCCTAACATGCTAATGTTAAATGCAACTCACTTAGCTATGAAGAATAAACTTCAAGGTTTAACACTGCCTGGAAAGAATAATACAACAATTACAGTTGATGCTTCATATAGTAGACCTGAAGAGTGGATAAAAACAAGAATACCTCCTGCATTGAATGTTAATTGTGTAATGACAAAGTTTGATCCTACTAGGCATACAATTGACTACATGTACTCATATGCTGATAGTACTAAGCAAGTTATACACGCTAAACGAATGATGACACCATTTTTATTTTTTTATGAAATTAGGTTTATAACTGCGCTTGGTCAGCATAACATATTATTAAGTGAACAAATTCTTAAAAGATTACCGCCCTTAGGCTTTGGTGGATATCTAGAAATTCCTTTTGACACAGCAGTTATAGAGTGTCCATTTGTTATAGAGGATGAAAGGGATATTTTTTTCCACAATTCTCGTGTAGCACAGACTACTGAGTTAAGAGAGTTTGAGGATTGTTACAGGTACAAGGTATTTGGTTGGCAGGATACATATGATACTATTGATCTTAAAACTATCAATACAGTTAATGTTAATATACTAGAAGGGTGGCCTGATTAAAATGAGTGACGAGATAATTGAAAAAGATGTAGAAGTAAAAAAAGAACAGTGTACTATTACTAGTTTAGTAGAATATCCGCTTGTGTTTAACTTGCTTAAATATCCTGTAGAAGATGGATTTTCTAAGTTCTACGGATTGTATTTACATCCAAAAGAGACATCAAGTGTACTTAACACAGGTGATTTAACTACTGAAGTTCAAAAGGCTGAAAGCAAAAAACTTGTTAAAATAAACTTGTTATAAGGAGGATTGATTAAGTTGGCTAATAATGTATATTTATCCGCTGGTGTGTATCCGTCAGAACTTGACTTTACACAGTACGTTAGTTCTGTAGGTACAATTGCACTAGGAATAGTTGCAGTAACTGAAAGAGGCGTAGAAGGGGAAACAGGTGCTAATACTGCTATAACGTCTTGGTCTAATTTTCAAGTAATTGCAGGGTCATATAGGAGCGATAGCTACGGAGCATATGCCGCAAGAAGTTATTTCGATAATGGTGGCGGTAATGCCTATGTATCAAGAGTTTTGAAAACTGGGGTAGATGGATCGTTTACTACTGGTAGTGTTCGTGCAGCAGCCGCTCTTGTAGACATAACAACTCCTACTGCACTGCCTATATTGCAGGTAAACGCTAGATCATTTGGAACATGGGGTAATAAACTGTCTGTGACAATAGTACCTAATACTAAGATATATGCAGATGGGTTTAACCTTAATGTTTATTACAAAAATGATTCCGGTGTACCTACTCTTGTTGAGTCATTTACTCAATGCACAATGAACAACACTAAGCAGGATTATGCTATCTCTAAAGTACATAGTCAGTATATTGTACTCACTAACCCAGCTACTCCAAGCGTAAAGACAATAGCAGCGCAAACAGTAACTTTACTAGGTGGACTTGAGAATGTTACAGGACTAGTAGACCTTGATTACACTAACGCTATTGATAATTTTGCCACTTCACCTATAACATTGCTTATTATACCTGGTAATAGCTCTGCTGCTGTTCTTGACTACGCTATTACGTTTGCAGAAAAGCGTAACGATGTTATTGTAATTGCAGATACTGCTCAAGGATTATTGCCAGCAGACGCTATAGCCTACAGAGAAAATTCTAGTGTTCCATTTAATTCATGTTTCGCTGCTATGTACTATCCATGGCTGGGAATTTCTGATCCTTTGAACAATTGCAATAAAGTAATTCCACCTTCCGGTGCTGTTGCTGGTGTATATTGCAGAGGGGCAGTATGGGAGGCACCAGCAGGAGTTGATCTCGGTGTGCTTAATAATGTTACTTACATGGAAAGAAAGTTAGCTAAGGCTGACATGGACTTGTTGTATGCAGATAACATTAATCCGATTACCTCTTTCCTTGATACAGGTGCAGTAATCTGGGGGCAAAAAACTTTGCAGATTCAAACCACTGATCGTGACAGAGTTAACGTTCGTAGACTTATGTCGTATCTTGAAACTTCTATTGACGCAACTTGTAAAACTGTTGTGTTTAAGGCTAATATTAAGTCTACATGGTCATTGTTGGAACGAAGAGTAAAACCATTTTTACAAAGAGTAGAAGACGCTGGCGGGATATATGATTTCTTGTTTGTGTGCGACTCTACTAACAATACTTCTGCTGATATTGACGAGCACATAATTACAATTGACATATACATTAAGCCTACGATAACTGCTGAGTTTATCAAGATTCAGTACATACTTACTCCTACTGGGTCTACTTGGAAAGAAGTAAGTAGTTTAGTATCATAATATTATTAAGGAGGAATTATAATGGGTACAATGATGAATAGTGATGGAGTTACACCGCTTAATCTTGTTCAAAAATGGCAGTTTGGAGTAGAAATAGACGGTTTCACTGCTGCTAATTTTCATAAATCAAGCTTACCTGATGTTGACTTCGATGAGGTTAAATTTTCTCCTGGTGGGGCTATTTTCGATCAGAAAGCAGCAGGTAGAGCGCACTACAAGAATGTTACCTGCGAATTAGGTCAACCAGCAGATGGGTCAGACACAGACATTTTAACCTGGATTGGTCAATGTTTAGATGCAGTTAACAATTCTGGTGGCCTTCCTAGTGACTATATGAAAGATGTTGATATAGTTCAATATAACAGATCAGGTACTGAAATTAAGAGATGGAGACTGCATAGTTCATGGATTAAAAATGCTAAAATGGGTGACGTTGAGGGTGGTTCTTCTGAAAACGTAATCCGGGCAATTGAGATATGCTATAACTACTTTGAATTAGTATAATAAATATTTTATAAACGGAATACACTGTAGGGCAAGGTAAAATCCTTGCCCTATAACTATACGGAGGGGTCTATAAATGAGCAGAAATTTAAAAACAGACACAGAGTTATTGCCAAGGTCAGGTAAATCAGTAACTTTTAAAGAAATGACTGGTTACGAAGAGGATTTACTAACTGATCGAAAAATGATGAAGTCAGGTAAAGCGATTGAAAAGTTTCTATCAGGGTGTATTGTAGAACTTGATGGTAACAGTGATGTAACTGAAAATGATGTTTTGTCTCTGTTCACTACAGATCGAGTGTTTTTAATGATTAAGATTAGACAGCTTTCATACGGGGATATTATTGAACAAGCAGAAGTAACTTGTCCTAATGAGAATTGCGGGGAAAAGAACTATCTAACGATTAATCTTTCAGAACTACCTGAAACCATAGCAGATGATACAGATGGAGATAAACTATACACCATAGACATAGAGGAAGAGGGAATAAAATTAACCTTTAGAGACTTAGTTGGGAAGGATGAACAGAAGTTATTTAAAGTTCAACCTTCTGAAGCAATGTCTGTTGGTACTGCTATTCGTTTAGTTGAGGTAATTGACAACGGCGAAACTGTACATCCTAACGGTGTTATAAAATGGTATAAAGGATTACCTGCTAGACTTCGTAATCTTATACGTAGTGAGATGGAAAAAGTGCAGGTAGGAATAGACTCAGCTATTACAGTTAAGTGTGATAACTGCGGTCAAGAATGGAAGATACAGGTTGAAACATTAAGGAGTTTTTTCTTCCCAGGGATGTAAAGGAAGAGGTATTTTACTTAAGTTATGGTGGTTCTAATCTAGGGTCATGGGAAGACTTATTTAACATGCCGACATCACTTAGAAAATATTACGTAGAAAGACTTGAAGATCAGATAGAGAAAGAAAAACGAGAAACTAAGTAGGTGAAGTAGATGCTTACGCTTGGTATAGTTGTTGCACTTAGGGATGCCTTTACTCCAGTAGCTGGAAAGATTCAAAATAGCTATGGTTCTTTAATGGATCATTTGTTTGGTTATACCAATCAAGCAGGAGATAAGATTCAAGGTGTAGCTAATAAAATAGGAAATAGTATGTACTCAGTATGGACAGGTATGAGTTTACTTATGCATGGGGCAGCAGCACTAGCCCCTATTTTGTTTCCTACAGAAGCAGCAGCTAAATTTGAACATCAAATGTCTATGATTCGTACTGTCTGGACTCCAGGTGAGGACCTACATAGGGCAACAAATGCAGAAATGAAGTCATTATCTGATGACATTATGAAAATATCTCTTACGTTAGGTGCTGACGCTAAAGAAATGGGCCGTGGTGCCTACAATATAGTTCAGGCTAACGTTCATAACCAAGAGGACATTAAGTCTATGCTAACCCTATCACAGAAGATTGTAGCGGCTGACCCGTTAACAAACTTAGCTGATACTACTCATGGTTTAGTGTCTATTAAGAATGCTTTTAGTCTTAACACACAACAAATGGAAGAATCTGCCAACAATTTATTTCAGGCATTATCTTCAGGGCAAATGATTTTCAGTGAGTTTAATGAATCACTAGGTAAAACTATTGAAATGGTTCGTGTAGCGTCAGGAGATAGAGGTCTTAATCAGCCTACTCAAGTATTACGAGAGTTCTATTCTGGAATTGCTGCATGGACATTATCAGGTGGTACCGCCTCAGAAGGTATGACTGGCATGAGGGCAGCAATGGCTAAAGTTGCGCAAAGACGGAACAAGAAGACAATGGAAGATATTGAGACTATGAGAAGTCAAGGTATGCTACCTAGCAATTTTCAGTGGAGTGTTGGTTGGGCTAATAAGACTGAGATAGAGGGTGGAGCAGGAGGTCTTCAAAAGTTCTTCCAGATTGTTGAAGAGGGAGCTAAGAAACTTGCTGCTGCTAAAGGAACCGGAGTATTTGATGAATTAAGAAGACTGTTTAATAGTAGTGAAGCAGCATCATATGTTATGGCTACTACAGGAGATCAAAAGTTTCAGTTGTATAACAATATCTTAGAAGAAATGACTAAGCGTGGAGATTTCTTAGAACAAGCATATAAGATAGCTATGGACTCCCCTGTTAGGCAATGGGAAGCTTTACAAAATACATTTAAGAACTTTCAAATTGTTTTAGGAGAACCATTAATGAATCCTTTATCATTAGCTTTAAAAGGATTTAGAGAACTACTTATAAATATGACACTGCTTATTCATGACTGTCCGTACTTAACATATGTTATAGCTGCATTAAGTGCAGCAGTAAGTACACTGTTCCTTGCTATAGGTAGTTTGCTAATAATAGGTGGAGTAACGAGGATGATTAAAGAAGCTTATGCTGTTAGTAGCATAGCTTTTAATGCTATAGGTAGTGGACTAGCTTCTATTGGTAGGGGTTTATGGGTGTATGCTCCAGCAATAGCAGTAATAATTATTCTTATGTTTACTTTGTACCAGGCGTGGAAGAACAACTGGGGAAATATGAGAACTGACCTACAAGCTACGTGGGAAAAAATAAAACTTGTAGGTGGAGCAATAAGTGAACTTATACGATCACAGAATGGTGCTAATGGATGGATGAGTACTGCTACGTTTAAAGAACTTAAAGCAGCAGGATTACTTGAGTTTGTTGTAACATTGTACATGATTATACGGAGATTACAGTATGCCTGGGAAGGGTTTTCAAACGGGCTACAAATAGGGTTTAAGGCATTTATGGGTATAATGTACGTTGTATTCAGAGTAATGTGGCCCATTGTTGAACTACTTGGTTTACTAGTACAAAAAACACTAGAATTTATCGGATTAGCTAAGTCATTCCAAGTATCAGGAAATTGGAAAAGTTTTAGCAATATTTTAGGAACTATAGCAGGATTTCTATTTCCTATCTGGGCTATATTTGTTGGGATAGGAAAGGCTGGGGCAATATTAAAGTCAATATTTAGTACGTTATTTAGTCCGTTATTACTAATGGGAAGGTACATAGCAAGAATGTCTGGTGGATTTGGAAAACTGATAAGTCTTGCTGCTAAGTTTGGTGGTACTTTATGGGGATGGTTTATACGCTTAGGGATTATGGCTTTAACTTTTATAGCTACGTTTTTAGGAGTTCCTGTACTGGTAGCTGCTGCAATAGTAGTAGCAATAGGCTTAGTAATAGCTGCTATAGTATATTTTTGGGACGAGATAAAAGCAGGTGTAATAACAGCTATAAACTGGATGAAACAAGCTTGGATGACATTTGTTAATTTTATAAAACATCCAGTAGACACTGTTATAAACGCTAATGTAAATTCAAGTGTTGGTTCAGTAAATGCTACAAATGGTACAGGATTTGATTTTCAGTCATCTTTGACACCACATATGGCTACTGGTGGAGAGGTACTAAATGGAATGGGACTTGCATTTCTTGATCCTCACGAAGTAGTTGTTAATAGTCCTACACTTAGCAAGTTAGAATACTTTTTAGACAACTCTAGTGGTGGAAAATCTTATATGAGAGAAAGTTTAGCTAGTAAGAATAGTGAGCCTTCTAATGATGATAGTTCAAGTAATGCTATGATAGCACAGTTGCAACAGATGTTATTTGCTTTACAAAACATCGGAAGTAGACCTATAAAGGCAATTATACCAGTAATACTAGATGGTAAAAAAATAGCAGAAGCTGTATATAACGACATGGAAGAGAAGCAAGCAAAATCGTACTAGAGAGGAGGGTATAATGATGGCATCTATTATAAGTAATGCTATTAACAGTGCTGTTCAAGCAGAGGTTACTAGGGGTAACAGCACAGTAAAAACAGCAGCAAGTACGATAACTAGCAAAGTAAACAACTCACTGAACACTATGATTGCAGCTAAGATAAAAAATCCTGTTGTTAGCAATCTAGTAGGTGGCATTGTTAGAAACCTTGCTAGTAGTCTACTAGGTGGATTGTTTGGGTCCTTATTTGGTGGGGCTGTATCAAAACAAAAGTGGAACAAGGCTAAACCATCTATAGGAAGTCAAGTACACATTATAGATACAGTTGACAACAAAGTGTTGACATTAAATATCAATCCTAATAAAATTTCTGAGCACCACTCACCTAAGATAGCAGAGGCAGGTATACCAGGACTGTCACATCCTAAAGTACAGTGGATAAGCGGTGGAGGTAGAAAACTTAAGTTTACTATTGACTTGTTTTATTTTGACGGAAGAAACAATGTAATAACTGCAATAGATTTTTTAAGGAGTTTAAAATACCCTACAGTTGATGCTACTGGTAACTATGCTAGAGGAGCACACCCTATACAGCTAGTTATGGGAAATTTATACAAGAATGAAAAATGGTTTATTACAGATTTGGATATTACTATGGAAGATTTGTTTGATCCCTCAACACTGCTACCTTTGAAAGCGTCGATAGCGATAGAACTAGTAGAGTACGTATCTGCAACAAACATAGATTATAAGACAATACGAAACGCTCATGCACAGTCTACTGGTAAAGCTATGCCTAGTAATACAGCACCTACTTCTGCTAACATAGGGGTACCTGCTTCAGCTACATTAGGGTTGAGCCAAGCAACAGCAGCGGTTAAGCTACCTTCTTTGCCAGCATTGCCATCAAATGCCGCTATGCAGCCATTGTCTAATTTAAAATTTTAACATAGGAGGCATAGGTACAAATGAGCAATAGAAACTATTCTAGGTATGCTAGTACGAAGATAATTAATGATGGTACGAAATTGTTAAATGGACTTAGATCACCAATAGATACTACATTACAGACAGACGATGTATATTATACTGTAAGAGAGAATGACAGAATTGATAATCTAGCTTATAAGTATTTTGGAAGAGCGGATTTATGGTGGGTTATAGCGGACTATAACTCCTTATCCTTTCCTCTTGTTTTAGACCTTGGTTCAATATTAAGATTACCTAGTAACCATCATTTATTAATGGACTTACTAAAGTAGGTGATATAATGGCTAGTACTGCCAATACTAAGAGCACTGCTAAGACTTCTAATACTGACAAGACTGTTGTAGTTAGTGACTACGAACCTATTGTGTTTATAGAATATGACTCAAAAGGAAAAGTTGTAAAATTAAATAGTAAAAGTCATAGTTTTGAATACACTGACTCGGCAGCAGAACTTAATGTACTAAAATTTACGTTAGCTGATCCAGAGTGTGATTTGATAGACAGTGAAGATTTTATAGACGATGGTTCTACTGTACTTAGGTTTTCTTTTGGATTTTTAGGTAAAATGAGTAAACAGCATGAGGCTGTATTAACATGCTTAGAACCTAAATTTCCTGAGTCTGGTCAGATAGAGATTGTAACAAAGTCATTTGATAAGGGAGTATGGGTACAGGCAGAAATTAAAACACGGGTATTCAAACAAAAAGGTGGGCTATTAGCATCAGATGTAGCTATTCAAATAGCGAACGAACATGGCCTAACTCCAATTGTAGAGACAACTAAGTATAAAAAATCACGGTGGGTTCAGGCTAATATGACTGATCTTGAGTTTCTTAAGCATATAGCTAAAAATCAAAAAGCAGCAGATAGTACTAAGACTTCAACGTACATAATGTACACTACCGATAAAGAACTTCATTTTGAGCCTGTAGACGTTAATAAAGCACCTTCATTTACATTTACATACTTTCCTAACGGGGATGGGACATTGTTTTCATTCGAACCAAAAATTGAACAGAAAAAGAAAGACCCAGCAGTTACAGTAGGTAAAATAAAAGCAACTAACTCTACTACAAAAATGACCTCTCTTGGGTTATCTGAGCCAGGTGATGTTCCGTCAGATAGTACTGACACTGTAGCATCAGAAGATTCTAGAAATACTGAAACACCGGAAGATCAAGGGTACACAGTAAACGGAGATACAGGAAGCGTAACAGAGAACGGTTAAGGAGTGGTACTATGTCTGACGATGGTAGTGGAGTAGTACTGCCAGGAGGGGGAGAGGACGAAACTAATCCCTACTCTTCTACTGGTAATAATGAGATGTACGATCAGGCAACAGCAGAATCAATAAATAAGGCTTATAGAGAGAGAAAGTATAAGGCTACTGCTGTTGTTGTAGGGGATGTTAATCTAACTTCTAACATAGTTATAAAACTAGTTAATGTGTCTAAAAAATATAGTGGTAACTGGTGGGTAGTTGCAGTAAAGCATAAACTTGACGAATCTAAAGGGTACATATGTGAATTAGATTTGCAAAGAGACGCAATCGGTACAGATGACCTAAGTACTGATGGTAGAACTTCTACTCCTAGTAGTGCCGTAGTAGAAAATACCGGAACTTCTGGAGTTGAACAAAATAGCACTACTGATAATGCTACTGATAGTGGTTCTAGAAGTACGGAAGTACCTGAAGATACTGGGTATACAGTTAATGGTGATACAGGGGAGACTACTAAGAACTAGTAAGGGTGATGTAAATAATGAACAAGAGTAAACCATATGGAAGAGATAATCCTCTTTACGGTAAGTACAAGGCTATATGCAGAGATATTCATGACCCTGTTATGAAAGGTAGAATAAGGGTAGAGTGTTCTGCTATATTTGGTACTGACTGGTCTGATTGGTGTCTGCCGTGTTTACCACCTGGAGTGATAGCAATACCACCTGAAGGACAGCAAGTGTGGGTTGAATTTGAACAAGGGAATCCAGAAAGAGCTATATGGACAGGTGTGTACTATGACGGCTATAATGTTAGCGGCAATAGACTACCATGGCAATCTGCACATAGTACGCCAATACCTGGCAGTAAAGATGCTTCTGAGCATGCATCAAATTCTTTTGATAATGAGGAGCATTCATTATTAAAAATGCATATGCACCCTCCTTACTACGACCCAGAATGTTATGGATTTATAACTCCTAAAGGTCTTATGCTAATGATGAACGACACATCACAGACTATTAACCTTACTCTTGCTAATGGATCAACTACGGTACAGTTAAGCCCTGCTGGTGTACTTATTAATGGATTAAAGATAAATTTGGAGGAAGCATAGCATGCCAAAAATAGCTAGGGTAGGAGATACTGTAGAGATACACTGTCCTCATGGTGGTATTGGCACTATAACTTCTGGAAGTTCTAATGTACTAAGCAACACAAAAAGTGTGGCTAGAATAACAGACACTGTAGTATGCAATAAATGCGGACAGATTTTTAAGATCGTGTCTGGATCAAGTTTAGTCTTTTGTAATACAATAAAAGTAGCAAGGATTGGAGACACTGTAAATGGTACCTGTGATTTGCACTTACCAGGATGTCCTCATCCAGGACAAAGTGGAGAGATAATTACAGGTAGTCCTAATGTTATCGTTGATTAACTGCTTAGAAGGAGTGTGATACTATGGCTTTTGAATACCTTGGTACAGGATGGTCTTATCCTTTTTCATACTCAAAAGGTAGCGTTAGTACTGCTGAAGGTTTAGATAGCGTAAAATCATCTATTGTAACTATAGTTAGCACACGACCTGGGGAATTATTTATGTCACCGCAAATAGGGTGCAGACTATGGGAGCTAGTATTCAAAAATATAGATGCTGTTTTTTACGCTTTAGCTACCTCGTATATACAGAGTGCAATAACAGATCAGGAACCTAGAGTAACTAGTGTTAACATAAATTTTAGTACTAGCGAAGATACACCTAATAAAGTTGACATACTGATAAGCTACACTGTTATAAGTTCAGGAGTTACTGATTCAGTTACTTATACTTTCGACACAGTGAATGGGGGTTATTCATTATGAGTACTTCATCAAGTCAAGTAACAAATAACATAGTGTATACAGACACAGATTTTACGACTCTACAGACAGACATGCTTGCACTAATTCCTAAGTTAAACCCTAACTGGACTAATGCTACTGACACTGACATGGGAGTTACTCTATTAAATGTATTTTGTGGGATATGTGATATGCTATCCTATTATCTCAATAACCAAGCGTATGAGTGCTATTTACCTTTAGCTGGATTGAGACAAAGTGTAATAAATATTACATCGTTGATAGGGTACAGACTAGCTAGACCGTCCTCTGCTACTCTTAATGTAACTCTTACATTTGACCCTTTAGAAAGTGCTTTTGTATTCAACAAGTATGATATATTCACTACTGCTGATGGGACTATTTCTTATGTCGTAACTTCTGAGACTATTGCATTAGCAGGATCAACTTCTGTTACACTGACTCTTACTCAAGGAGTACCTGTTACAGAAAATTTTGTGTCAGATGGTTCTTATAATCAAAGCTATACTCTGACTAACAACTCTGTATCTGAGGACATGCTTAGTGTCATAGTTGGATCAAGTAATACAGAATACACTGAGTTACAAAAGGACACATATTTAAGTAATATTAAACTTAATTACTTTTTTGTTAATACTGACGCTGACAACACTACTAAGATTGAATTTTCATCAGTATATGGTTCAATACCTAGTAATGGTGACAGCGTAAAAGTCACTTACTTGGATACTTTAGGTGTTGGTGGGTCTGTTACTAGTGGTATGATAACAAAGGCACTAGACAGCACTAAAGTACCTACAGGAACAGAAATATCACAGAATAGTGTAGCTACAAGTGGAACAAGTAGAGAAAGTGTAGCAGTTACTAAAAAACAGGCTCCAAGAGAAATACGAACATTGTGGAGAGCAGTTACAGCAGAAGATTATAAGACTCTTTTAGATGGGTACCCTGGTGTACTAACATCGAATGTTTTCGATCATTCTGTAGATAGTGCTATACCTATACAGCAAGTGGTATGCGTAGTCGCACCGATAGGTGGTGGAGCACTTACGGATAGTTTTTTCTCGGAGTTAAAAGGATACCTAAATAGGGTATGCATGATAACTACAGACCCAGTTATTAAGAATCCACAGTATGTAGACTTGACTATAAAGGCTAACATATACGTAGGAAGTAGCTATGATAGTAATTCTGTAATACTAGCTGTTACTAATGCAATAAAAAAATCGTTTTATACAGGAGTATATGATTTTGGATCACCTGTAAGATTTTCTCAAATAGTTTCTGTTATACAGGGGATAGCTGGAGTAAGCTATGTTACGATGGTAGCACCATTGACTGATGTACCGATAACAAATTATGAAATAGCTAACTTTTTAACTCCTGAAATAGCTCTAGCTGGGGTGGTATAAATGGACCCTTCGTCTATTAAAATATCAGACTATCTGTATAAATATGCTACTGCTGAAAGTACAAGAGAATATGATGCTAACAATGGAAATGACCTACATAACTTTGTTACTATGTACGGTGAAGTTCTTGACCTAGTAAAGGGGAAAATAGATAATCTACCTAACTTAGTTGACATATCTAGTTGTCCAGATAATTTTTTACCATACCTTGGAAACCTTGTAGGGTATAGGTATAACAGACAATCAGACGCTGCGATGCAGAGAATTGAGATAGAAAGAGCTATATCCATATATCAGAAAAAGGGAACTGAAGGTTCGATAATATCTGCGATACTTCCTTATGACACTGGTGTTAAGATATACTATCCACAGTTTAACATGTTCACTTACAGTGTATCTGCGTACGATGGAAACGATGCTTATCAAAGTGGATTCTATAGGTCAGGAATATTTGAGATTCAGACTAATTACTATGACATGAGTGTTATAAGATCATTAGTTGAACAAAATAGACCTGCTGGAAAACTTGCTTACTATAAGTTTAATGACTTAATAAATCTAGACATGCCTTATGAGATAACGATGGCAGATGAAAAAACTACGATAGTTATACATCCTATAGTAAGTAAGGTTCTAAAAGGTGATGTTTACGATAGTTCGACAGGTTCTAGGGTATTATCTGGAGGTAAAAATATATTTGGTTTCTACGTTGTATATGGGTTTGAACTAGGGACCTGTTCAATGCTTAGAGGTATAAACGGGTTTACTCCTTCTCTTAGTCATACGTATCCACTACCAGCAACAGTTGTAACAGAGCAGCCTTTAGGGATAGGACAAAAATATAGTGACACAGGAGACTATTCAAAAACTGGTAAATACTCTGGAGGTAAATACCTTGACTATATAATTACTCCTATTAGTATAAGTGACTTTATAAAGTATAGTTATCAACCTCCAGTAAATGTATGGGTTATGAACTATAGACCATCAACGTTTTCTAACCATGGAGAGTATTCAGGTATCAACGGGCTATCAGGTGTAAAGGATGCTCATTGGGAGCCTAAAGTATACAAAGTTACAACAGACTTAGCTAGTGATCCTATAATTGCTAATGATAATGAAGTCCTAGAAGGAACTGTAGAAATAATGACAGTACCGATTGATCTGGATAAAGCGTCATTTAGTGGAAATAAACTTATTAGATATTCTGGTAATAGAAATATTTACGATATGAATACACTGTATTATGATACTAGTTCAGTAACTGCTAGGAGTATAATATGTTCACCTATATACTCGTTAGCTGATATCGGAAATATTCCAATTAACTCACTTATTGATACACAAGGTAGTGTAGACGTTATATTATCGGCATAGGAGGAATAGACATGGCAACAACGACCCTTAGAGGACATGTAGCAAGGGCTATGGACTTTTTTGAGCGCACATCAAGTGATGTGTATTTCTGTTTAGCACAATCTACAGCATGGCCTGACGAAGCTAATCCACCCGCACCTGACAGTAATGCTTCTACTGTTCACAGCATAGTAGGATTTAAAAAAGTGCAAACAGCTTATATGGTTATACCTGACTCTGTAAATGGTACAATAAGTTACAGAGATAATACTTGGAGGGTAGTACCTGAGTCAATAGCTGGATCAGTAAACGCTGTAGCTAATATAGGTTCTACAGAGATACATTTACTTTCTGTTCTTGGATGGTCTAATGGATCTTTAATTAGTGATTCTGTAAACACGTACACTGTATCAAATGTAGATTCAGTTAATAATGTAATTACTACGAGTACTCCTTTAGTTTCTGCGTTAGCTATAGGCTCTATTGTTACTGGTGGTGCCTTACTAGAGGGTGCTAGATGGGTGTACATTGGTGCTTATGCCAGGTATGATGAGTTACCACTAGTAGGCTATAGGGTATTAGCTGTATTTAGCAGACTAATTAAAGAGCAATCGGTAGCTAGTAATAAAGTTGCATTACTGCCAGCAGATGTTTTAGATGTTGGAATACTAGAAGTACTGGATAATAGAAAGGTTATAAACAGAGCACTGGATCAGCAAGAAATGCTGTCAGTTGTTATAGAATTTTAAACTGAACATAAGAAACAAGGAGGAGTACGAATGTCTACTATAGACTCAAGTCTAGCACCCTATTACGACGACTACAACAAATCTAAAAGTTTTGTTAGAATACTTGCTAATCCAGGAAAAGTAGCTCAGGCAAGAGAATTTACTCAGGTTCAGAGTATGTTTTTGGACTTTTTATCCAGATTAGGCAATGTAGTTTTAAAGAGTGGTAGTATAGTTGACGGTTGTGAACTTACAATAGTAGGTTACACAGCAACTATTTCTGCTGGTGACATTTACTTTAACGGAATAGTTTACAGTGTTCCTGAAACTGTGCTGACACTTACTAATGTTGGTAAGGAACAAATCTGTGCTAGAATTGATGAAAGTATAGTCACTAATATTCAAGATTCATCGTTAAATGACCCTGCTGTAGGGTACGACAACTATGGTAATGGTGGTGCAGATAGGCTTAAAAGAACAGTAATTGTTTCTCTTA